GGCGGCTCGGAGGTGCGCGGGGTTCAGAACTTCCGGCGCACCCGCGCCAACCGCCCTGCGAGAGGCTGGGTGGCCGCCTACGCAGCGAGATGCTGCGAGGGAGCTGATGACGATGACGAAGGGCGGAGCTCGCAACCGTTCCGGTCCGGCGAAGGACCCGAACTCGCGGACGTCGGAGCGGGCTGGCTACACGCTGACCGCGCTTCCGTCGGAGGGTTACGACGGCGAGGTGCCGGCGTTCCCGCTCATGGAGTTCACCGTCTACCGCTGGGAGTACGAGGACAAGCGCCGCTACCAGGTCCGCGATGACGAGGCGACCGACGCCTTCCGCGACCGCGAGGTCGAGCTGTGGGAGCAGGCGTGGACCTACCCGCAGGCGTGCGCGTGGTCGATGGAGCCGTGGCGGTGGAACGCGGTCGCGATGTGGGTTCGGACGCAGGTCGTCTGCGAGTCCTCGAGCGCCACTGCCGCCGACAAGGGCGCAATCCACCGCTTCGCCGACCAGATCGGCATGACACCCGCCGGACTCAGCGAGAACGGGTGGGCGATCGCCCGCAACCAGATCGCCGACAAGGCTGCCGAGAAGCAGCAGGACCAGCCGGCGGCAGAGGGTGACGAGGTCGGCCAGCGTCGGCAGAAGCGTCTGCGCTGATGCTCAGCGAGGGACCAGGGAAGATCGACTTTCCCACGCTCGGCGACCTGATCGACGGGTGGATCGAGCAGCACTGCGTCATCCCACAGGGCTTCAAGCGCGGCCGACCGTTCCGCCAGTACGACTGGCAGTTCTGGTGCACCGCGAACCACTACCGGGTGCGCGAGGACGCGGTCTACGACCCCGAAGACCCGCCGATGAACCAGGCGTTCGTCTACCGCCTGACGCAGGTCTTCGCACCGCAGAAGACCGGCAAGGGCCCGATGGCCGCGTGCTGGACCTGCGTTGCCGCCGTCGGCCCGGAACTTTTCGGTGGCTGGGCCAAGCGAGGCGACGTCTACCGCTGCGACCAGAACGGCTGCTCCTGCGGCTGGTACTACGAGTACGAAATCGGCGAACCGATGGGCGTCCGGCACCCCTCACCGCTGATTCAGCTGACCGCGAACAGCCAGGACCAGGTCAAGAACGTCTGGGGCCCTCTGAACACGATGATCCGCCGTACCAGCTCCCCGCTGCAGCAGCTCCTCCTCCCCCGAGGCGAGTTCATCCGCGTAGCGGCCGAGGGTGCCGACCCCGAGGCGGACCGGATCGACATGGTCACCTCGAGCGCCCGATCGCGAGTCGGCAACCCGATCTCGGACTACCTCCACGACGAGTCCGGGCTCTACACCAAGCAGAACGGCATGATCGACGTCGCCGAGGCCCAGGAGCGCGGCGCGGCCGGCATGGGCGGGCGCGGGAAGCAGACCTCGAACGCCTACGACCCTGCCGAGGAGTCCTTCGCGCAGGTCTACCACGAGGGCAACTTCCCCGACGTGTTCACCTACTTCCGCAACCCGGACACCAACCCAGACCTCATCGGGGAGGACGGCAAGCCGCTGCCGTACTCCACGAAGGCGAACCGCCGGAAGATCCACGCCTACGTCTACGAGGGCTCCGACCACGTCGACCTCGACTCGATCGAGGGTCTGGCATCGAAGCTCGCGATCACCGATCCCGCGCAGGCCGAGCGGTTCTTCGGCAACCGGATCCGCGCCGGCGGTGGCTCGTGGCTTCCCGACGGCGCATGGACAGCGAGGCGAGCCGATGTGGTTGCAGCCGCCGCCTGACGGGACCGCCGTGTGTGGCGGCTTCGATGGGTCCGAGAACGACGACTGGACCGCGATCAAGCTCGAGACCCGCGAGGGCTACATCTTCACCCCGCGATACGGCCCGGACCGTCGCCCGACCATCTGGGACCCGCGCGACTGGGACGGCAGGATCCCACGAGGCCAGATCCACGCCGCCTGGTCTGAGATCGTCGACACCTACGAGCTGCTGCGCGTCTACTGCGATCCCGGCTTCCACGACGAGACGTCCTACGAGACCGAGATCGAAGAGTGGGCCACCGAGTGGCCGCATGCCGACGGGACGCCGCGGTTCCTCGAGTTCCCAACGACCTCGACCCAGCGCATGTACCCCGCGATCCGGCGCTTCGAGGCCGATCTCCAGTGGATCACGCACGACGGCTGCCCGATCACCGAGGCGCACATGCGCAACGCGCGCAAGATCGTCGCCCGAACGGGCCGGACGTACACCCTCGGCAAGCCAGCGCGACACCAGAAGATCGACGCCGGAGTCACGACGGTGATCTGCCACGAGGCCGCCGCCGACCAGCGCGCCGCCGGCTGGGTCGTCGAGCCCGACTACGCCGCGATCTCGTACTGACCCGCACCGCGAAGGAGGACCGATGGCCGATCCCGGCTCTCCCGACTGGTGGCTCGACCGCCTCTTCCGGCGCCTCCGCGACCGGATCCCGCAGATCCGCGAGTGGAACCGCTGGTACACCGGCGACCACCCGGCGCCCGAGGGCTACGAGGACGCAGAAGCGCTCTTCCAGCGACTCCTCGACACCGTCGGGCTGAACATGTGCGGGGTCGTCTCTGACGCACCGCTGCCCCGGATGAACATCGTGGGCTTCAAGGTCAACGGCAAGAGCAACGACGACGTCTGGGACGCCTGGCAGGCCAACAACTTCGATCGTGGGTCGAAGCTCGTCCGGCAGGACAAGCACGCGCTCTCCGAGACCTACGTGATGGTCGACCCCAACAAGGGTCAGCCGAAGATGACACCGGAGCACCCCGAGCAGTGCATCGTCGAGTACGCCCCGGGCAGCGTCCGCGATCGGCTGGCCGGCATCAAGGTCTGGCTCGACGACACCACCGCCGCAGGACCGCTCATCAAGGCGTTCGTCGACCTCGGAGCCCGGGGCGTCTACACCTACGCCGCCCGCACCCGGATCTACTCCGACGGCCGCTCCACTCTCGCGATGCGCCCGGCCTGGGAGCTGCAGGAGGATGGGACAGGGCGGAACGAGCTCGGCGAGGTCTCGATCGTTCCGTTCGCCAACCGCGGCCGGATGCTCGACGATCCGACCCCGGAATGGCTGCGAGCACTCCCGGCCCAGAAGCGGATCAACAAGACGATCCTCGACCGGATGGCCATGCAGGACCAGGGCGCCTTCAAGGCGATGTGGGCCACCGGACTCAAGATTCCCCGCGACCCGGTCACCAAGCAGCCCGTCGAGGGCTTCGTCAAGGCGATCAACCGCGTCTTCATCAACGAGAACCCCGAGGGCCGCTACGGCCAACTCGAGGCCGAGGACATCAAGCAGATGCTCGATGCCACCCGAGACGACGTCATCGACTGCGCCCTGCTGGTACCGACCTCGGCCGACTCGATCATGGGCAAGCTCGTGAACGTCGCCGCCGACGGGCTGAAGCTCGCCCAGTCCTCCGAGGTCAGCCGCACTCGCGACCGCATGGGCGAGGAAGACGACTCCTGGGAGGACGTGAACCGTCTGGTCCTCAAGGCTCTCGGGAAGTCCGTGCCGAACGCCGGCCGGATGACGACCGAGTGGCGCAACCCGGAGTTCGTCACCGACACCGAACAGGCGAACGCCGCCACTGTCGCGATCAAGGCCGGGATGCCCGAAGAGGTGGCATGGGAGCGCTACTTCAACGCGGGGCCGGACGACGTCAAGGACTGGCGCCAGAAGCGGACAGCCCAGCTGACCGACCCGCTGACGGCAGGGCTGATCGAGGAGATCCGTGGCGACGGCCGTCCCACCGGAAGCGGCGAGTAGGTACTACGCCGCGTCGGCTCTTGTGGCCGGCCGCACGGCCGCCGAGGCGACCCGCGTCCGGCCACGAGGCCTCCGCTTCGCGTGGGAGGTCCTCGCTCGCGGCCAGGTTCGCCAGGCCGAGATCGCGTCTGAGGCCGTTGACATCATGCTGGCCGAGCAGGACATCGACGCGCAGGTGGATGCCCTCCTGAACTCCCCGTCGTTCACGACCAGCCTCGAGACCTTCACCCGGATGGTGGAGCAGGTCGACATCGACGCCGAGTTCGAGCGCCTCGTCGATTCACTCGCCCAAGACGCTGCCCGGGCCGCCCAGTCCGTCGCCACCGCCACCCGGCCGAACATCGCCCACGTCCGATTCCTCAACCCGCCGTCGTGTTCACGCTGCGCCGTCCTCGCCGGTCGCATCTACCGCTGGTCCGACGGCTTCGAGCGCCACCCCGGCTGCGACTGCGTGATGATCCCGACCACGGTCGCCAACGACCAGCTCATCCAGGACCCAGTCGAGCTCGCACGACAGGGCCTCGTCACCGGCCTGAGCAAGGCCGACCGCCGCGCCATCCTCGACGACGGCGCCGACATGGGCCGCGTCGTCAACATTCGCCGCACATCCGCCGGCCTCATCGAGTCCGGCCGCGCCCTTCGTCGCCGCGGTCGCCTCACTCCCGAAGCGATCTACCGCCAGGCCGGCGACGACCGCGAAGCCGCGCTCGCCCTGCTGACGAGCAACGGCTACCTCACCTGACTCCCGACGCGAGATGCGCCGGGTCCGAGGGCGCCTCCGAGAGGGAGGTCCCGCAATCCGAGGAGAACCCGAGATGGGCGACCCGATCAAGTACCACCCGCTGACCGGAGAGGCCCTGCGGCCGATCTACGTCAGCCCGCGCACCGGCCGGAAGTTCTGGCCCGTCATCGGAGCATCCGACGACCCGCCCGCCAACCCCGACCCCGGCAACGACCCGCCCGCCGACCCGCCTGCGGATCCCGGCAGGAAGCCGCCGTGGGGCGATGACGCCAACTTCAACGCCGAGAAGGCGTGGGAGCTGATCCAGAACCTGCGCGCTGAGAAGGCCCCGGATGCCGGCCTGCAGGCCGAGCTCGACGCCCTCAAGGCCACCCAGCAGACCCAGCTGGACGCCATCGCCACCGCTCTCGGCCTCAAGTCGGAGGACACCCCGCCCGACCCAGCCAAGCTCGCTGAGCAGATCAGCGCCGAGCAGGGCAAGACCACCGAGGCCGAGGCTCGAGCCACCGGCGCCGAGCGGAGGCTCGCGATCGTCCTCGCCGCACTCGAGCACGACGGCAACTACGCCGCGCTGCTCGACTCCACCTCGTTCCTCGACTCCGTCAAGGACATCGACTCGACCGACTCTGCCGCCATCGGCGAGGCGGTCAAGAACGCCGTCGCGGCCAGCGACCACTTCAAGGCCGCCCCCACGGCGCCGCCCTTCCCGGGCGGGCCCCGCAAGACGGTCGGCAAGCCCGAGACGGGCCCCGGTCTTCCCCGACTGCGCGACGCCTACGCGCAGTCGTCCAAGTAGCCCCTCGCCGCGCTGCGGGTGGGTCCAACCTGAAAGGAACCAGCCATGGCTGTCACCCTTGCCCAGGCCGCTCTGCTCTCCCAGAACGACCTGCAGCGCGGCGTCATCGAGACCTTCGTGCAGGAGTCCCCGGTCCTCGACCGGCTGCCCCTGCTCGAGATCGAGGGCAACGCCTACGCCTACAACGAGGAGGCGAGCCTGCCCGGCGTCGCCTTCCGCGCCGTGAACGAGGCCTACGTCGAGTCCACCGGCGCGGTGAACCAGAAGACCGAGGCGCTCGTGATCCTCGGTGGCGACGCCGACGTCGACCGGTTCATCGTCAAGACCCGGGGCAACCTCAACGACCAGCGGGCCACCCAGACCCGGCTCAAGGTCAAGGCGGCGTCCTACAAGTTCCAGGACACCTTCTTCAACGGTGACGTCACCGTCGACACCAAGGCGTTCGACGGGCTCAAGAAGCGCCTCGTCGGCGCCCAGGTCGTCGACTACGCCACCAACGGCGCCGGCGTGAACACCGACGACACCGTCCGGAACGGCTTCTTCGACGCGCTCGACGACCTCGTCGCGCGGGTCCCCGGCCTGAACGCGACCAACGGCGCGATCTACGCCAACCGCCTCATCCTCGGCAAGATCAAGTCGGCCGGGCGCCGGGTCGGTGGCGTGGACTTCTTCAAGGAGGACACGACCGGCAAGCGGATCCTCGCCTGGAACGGCATCCCGATCCTCGACCCCGGCCAGAACCCCGCCGGCGCCGAGATCCTGCCGCTCACCGAGACCCAGGGCACGTCCGTCGACGCGTCCTCGGTCTACGCGGTGAAGTTCGGCGAGGACGAGACCGACGCCGGCGTCACCGGCCTCACCAACGGCGGCGTCATGGTCGACGACCTCGGCCAGCTGCAGGAGAAGCCGGTCTACCGGACCCGCATCGAGTTCTACTGCGGCCTCGGCGTGTTCGGCGGCAAGGCCGCGGCCCGCCTGCGCGGCGTCCGGAACTCCTGACCACGACCGAGGGCCGGGCGCGACCCGCCCGGCCCCCGGTCCTCTCGGCAGAACAGAAGTCACCCAGGAAGGGACACCACCATGACCGACAAGCTGACCGGCGACGCACTCGCCCAGGCGCTCGAGGAGCGCAACCTGCCCAACGAGGGCACCGCCGACGAGAAGCGCGCAGCCGTCGCGGCCTACGACGCCGAGCACGGCAGCGCGCCGGCCCCGGAGGCCGACTCCGGGGCCTCCACCGGCACGCCCGAGGTCACGCGCCTCGACAGCGACACCACGAAGCCGTCCACGACGGCCCCGGGCGACGGTCCGGCCGACACCAGCGACCCGACGGAGACCGCCCACTCCGTCACCCCGCAGCCCTCCGCCGAGGCGCTCAAGGTCGGCACCGTCAACGCCGTCGTCCCCGGCGAGAAGGTCGAGACCCCGAAGGTCGACGCCAGCGAGCACCGCATCGAGAGGTACGAGGCGGTCAAGCCCGACGGCACCACGGTGACCGTCACCCACAACATCGACACCGGCGAGACCTCGGTCTCCTGACGTCGACGGCACCCAGGAAGGAGGGGCGGTCATGGCCGTAGCCACCTGGCAGGAAGTCGCGGTCGCACTCGGCCGCCCCTCCGACAGCCTCAACGCCGACCAGCAAGCGCAGATCACCTACTGGCTCAACGGCGTCGAGCTGCTCATCAAGAGCCGCCTCGGGCCGATCGCTGATCTCGACCAGGACATCGTCGAGTACGTCGAGACCGAGGCCGTCGCCGAGAAGGCACGCCCGTACATCACCGCCGGCGGCGCCACCAGCGTGACCGTCACCGCCGACGACGGCACCGTGACCCGGCGCTACGAGCGGGTCACCGTCGACGACGTCACCGACGACCTGTGGGCACTGTTCGGCAGCGGCTTCACCGCCTCGGCGTACACCGTCGCCGTCACCTCGCCGCTGGACCTCCCATGAACCCCGCCGAGTACGCCGCTGACCTCGATCAGGGCATCGCCGAACTCCGCGCCTACGCCGAGGCCCGAATGAAGTCCCGCTGCGCGATCCGCCGCAAGACCGGCTCCTTCGAGGTTGTCGACGGCTTCAAGGTCCCGACCTGGTCGATCATCCACGCCGACCTCCCGATCCGGATCGCCGGATCCCAAGGCACCGCATCCTCCCGGACCCGCGACCTCGCCGGCGCCGAGATCCAGTCGGCCATCCGCGAAGCCCACGTCCCCGCGACCACGACCGACCTCGCTGACGGCGACTTCATCGAGATCACCATCGGCGAGAACGCCGGTCTCGTGCTCCGTGTCGTCGAGGCGACTTGGCAGGACCAGGCCACCGCTCGCCGCCTACCCGTCACCGCTGAGGTGCGTCCGAAGGAGTGGCCATGAGGATCCGGGTCATCCACGGCATCGACGAGCTCGCCCGGGACCTCAAGCGCATCCCCGTGCTCGCCTCCCGCGATGCCCGCGACGCCGTGCGCCACGGTGCGATGACCGGCAACCTCGTCGCCAAGGAGCACGCCCGTCGGGAGTCTGGAGCACACGGCAAGCACTACCCGCGGTCATTCACCTGGGACCGACCGTCGCGCTCGCTGTTCGCCGACGCCGGCGCCGGCGCCAGCTGGTCAGCCGAGTACGGCCCCCTCCCGGGCCGCCGCCAGGGCGGGATGTCGTTCGAGGAGGGCTCGCGCAACCAGACGGCGCACGGCGATCTCGAAGCCTCGCGTGTCATGGCGATCGGCGTCGTCGCGCAGGACGTGCGCCGCGCGATGGACGACTGGTTCTGGCCCGGGCGAGGCTGACGTGACCAACAACCTCGACCACGAGCCGATCGCCACCGCCATCAAGGCCGCGATCCAAGCCGAGCTCGACGACAAGGCCACGGCCTACGACGTCGACGAAGTCCCCGGAACCGAGGGCGGCAGCACCCCCGGCAACCAGCGACCGCAGCAGCACGTCGAGATCGAGTTCGCCCGCGTCGACGCCGAGCCGTCGCGCCGCGCATCCGGCGAGGTCACGATCCCCGACCTCGAGCTGACCACCCGCTACCACGCCGACTCGATCATGAGCGTCCGCGAGCTCCGCCGCCGCGTCGGTCTCGCGCTCGAAGGCCGCGCCTACGACCTGCCCGACGGCGGCACCGTCGGGCCCTTCGACTTCGCTCTCGGCGAGCCGGTCCAGCCGGACGACACCGGCTGGGTTGCCGCTGACCACTGGGTCTTCGCCTGACCCGTCCCATCCCGCACCACCTAGCCCGCAAGGGAGATCCCGTCATGCCCCGAAGCACCCAGAAGTCCGAGCCGGCCGAGACCACGGAGGTCGAGGTCACGCTCGAGTCGGTCGAGCCCGTGGCCGTGGCGCTCGCCGAGACGGTCGCGGACGCTCAGCCCGCCGCCGAGGCGCCGAAGCCCGACCAGTTCGGCCGGTACCGCGTCCTCGACAAGGACACGGGCCACCAGCTCTCGATTCACGCCGAGGCGCTGCCACACGGCAACTACGAGGTCCTCGACGAGGCCGCCTCCAACCCGGCCACCGGCGAGCCTCTGCCGCCGGTCCACCAGACCGCTGTCGAGACCAACCCGAGCGGCCAGGAGGCCGAGAACAAGGAGGAGCTCGATGCCTGAGCCGCTTCGCACCGCGCCGGCCAAGCTGTACGGCCGCCGCAACTGGATCTTCATCCCGACCATCGCATCCGCGCTGCTGGCGCCGACCGTCGCGGAGGCCACCGGCGCGTCGGCGCTGGACGTCACCAACCTGCTCTTCGACGACGGCGCGCCGGCTCCGTCGCAGGAGACCGAGCTCGTCCAGATGAAGCGCCGCTTCGGCGACACGAAGGTCTACCAGGGCATCGGCGAGACGTCGTACAACGGGGGCGACATCACCTACGCCTTCGACCCGCAGGGCGCTGCGGCCTCCAACCCGGTCAAGCTCTGGGAGAAGTGGCTGAACTCGGCGGGCACGGTCACGGGCTTCCTCGCCGACCGGATGAACATCCAGAAGGCGACCGCGATCACCGCCGGGCAGTTCCTCCACGTCTACCCGGTCGAGATCGGCCCCTCCCTCCCGGGCTCCGCCGGCGAGGGCGCCACGGCCGAGGGCTCGGCGACCTGCCGCTTCGCCATCGTCGGCGAGCCGGCGTTCAAGGTCGCCGTCCTGGCCTGACCCAGTCGCGCGGGCCGGGTGGGTCTCGACAGCCGCCCGGCCCGCGTTCCACCTCACCTGTCGAGCCTGTCGAGAGGAACACCATGCCCCGCAAGACCGTGCTCATTTACGCCGACGGCGACTTCGAGATGCTGGCGGAGCTACGCCAGAAGGTCGCGATCGCCGAGCGCAACCACGAGACGGCGACCCGCCAGCCGCGCCGCTTCGGTGACGAGGACACCACCGCAACGGAGGTCGAGGCCGCTCAGGCCGACTACGACGCCGCCGTCGACCTCGCCGCCGACCGCGCCGAGGAGTGGATCGTCGAGTCCATCGGCTTCGAGGAATGGCGCGACCTGCTCGCCGCACACCCGCCCCGAGAGATCACGGTCGGCGAGGGCGACCAGGCGCAGCGTGCGATCGATCCCGAGGACGCCGACTGGGGCGTGAACATCCGGACCTTCCCGAAGGCCTTGCTGCTCTGGGTCGACCCCGAAGACGAAGAGCACCGCACGATCCACAAGGCCGGAGATGTCGCCCTCGGCGGCCTCGCTCGCCGGATCCGCCGTCTCTCCGAGGGCCAGTTCGAGACTCTTTGGGCGACCGCCTGGGCGCTCAACAAGGGTGGCATCTCGGACCCAAAAGCCCGTTCGCTACTCGACCGGCACCCCGAGGTCCGACGAGACCTGACCGTCGCGCGGTGGCTCGGCGTCACGCTCGCCGAGTTCGACCGCATGGCGCCGCTCGAGCGCGACCTGTGGATCGCAGAGTGGCAGGCGCAGCAAGTCTGCCCGGACTGCGGGAATCCGATCGCCGAGTGCTCCGACCCGACGCGGCTCTGGGCGTCGTACCGGCGGATCTGCTACGCCTCGATGGAGCGCGCCGCGGCGCAGGACGCCTACTCGGACCTGCACGAGAGCGCGCCGTTCCACGACGGCACGTTCACCAGCTGGTCGAAGAAGCGAGCCGGCCAGCACCGCTTCCACTTCTCGCACGGCGTGACCATCGGTGTCGCTGACCACGACCTCACGCCCTGGGACCCGTTCACCACCGAGCGAGACGCGTCGCCGGTGCCGCCTGACCCGGAGGAGACCTCCGAGGAGTAGGCCTGCGCGTTCCGCCGCCGCGACACCTCCCTTCCACCGCTTCAACCCCCGAGGAGGTGCCGCGTGGCTGTGCGCCGCGAAGCCGTCAGGCTCGAGCTCGAGGACCACTTCACCCGAGGGATGCTGCAGTCGGCCGCCGCGGCCCAGACCCTCGACAAGTCGCTGAACTCTCTGTCGGGCTCCGCGGTCAAGGCCTCGCGGTCGACGTCGCAGACCGAGAAGGACGTCGACGGGCTCGGCAAGACGTCCCGCAAGACCGGTGCCGACATCGACCGGCTCTCCGGCCGGGTCGCGATCCTCGCGAAGGTCTTCGCGACCCTCGGGCCGGCCATCGCGCCGATCGGCGCCGTTGGTGTCGCCGGTGTCGCCGGGCTCGCGTCCCAGTTCGGCTTCGCGGCAGCCGGCGCTCTCTCGCTGCTGGTCGCTGCGCAGGGCGTCGGGGACGCGCTCAAGGCTGTCGAGGCGGCCCGGCTGGAGCCGACGGCGGCGAACCTCGAGAAGGCCGACCAGGCGATGCGTCGGCTCGCGCCCGAGGCACGCGCGTTCGTGATGCGGTTCCAGGAGCTGCGCCCGATCCTGGCCGACCTGCAGCAGGCTGCCGCGCGCGGCTGGTTCCCTGGGCTGACCGAAGCGCTCGGCTCGCTCGAGCGAGCCGCTCCTCGCTTGGAGCAGATCATGCTGGCCGTCTCGACCGCCGGCGGCGATGCAGTTGCCAACGGGGCGGAGTCGCTCGCCGGGCCGCGGTGGACGGAGTTCTTCACCTTCCTCGAGGCGGAGGCGCCGGCCGCGATCTCGGCGCTGGCCAGCGCCGTGGGTTCGCTCACCCATGGGTTCGCCGAGCTGTGGATGGCCTTCGACCCGATCAACGACGGCGTGCGGGACTGGCTTGTCGACGTCGCGCGTTCGTTCGACGACTGGGCCACCGGGCTCGACGAGACCGAGGGCTTCCAGGAGTTCATCGCCTACATCCAGTCGAACGGCCCGAGGGTCGCGGACGCCGTCGTCGCGATCGCCAACGCGATCCTCCAGATCGCCGAAGCCGCGGCGCCGCTCGGCGGACCCGTCCTTGAGGCGCTCACCGGGATCGCGAACGCGATCGCCAACATCGCCGACTCTCCCCTCGGTACACCCATCATGGCCGCGGTCACCGCGATGTCCGCGCTGTCGCTGGCGACGAACGTCGCGACCGCAGCCACGCTGCGGCTCAAGGCTGCGCAGGCAACGCTCGGTGTCGGCAAGGGCGGCAAGGGCGGCCCGCTCGCGGGCGTCGGGCCGGGCGGGGTTGCCCTGGCCGCCGGCCTCGGAAACCAGTTCGTCAGCGACAAGGCCGAGAGCGTCAAGAGCAACACGTTCGACGTGAACCTCGGCAATTCGTCGCCGGTCAACGCGCTCAATGCGCTGATGCAGTGGGACCCCGACAAGTTCGTGGCGACCGACGTGCTCAAGCGAGTCTTCACCGGACCCGACGAAGAGGACCTGGCGAACGCCAAGGACTTCATGGACACCGTCATGTCCCTCGGCGGAGCGCTGAAGTCTGAGGCCGAAGCGGCGCTGGAGGCCAAGCAGGCCCTCGAGGAGAAGTCGCGCGTCACCCTCGGCGCGTTCTCGGCCGAGACCCAGTACCGCGAGGCGCTCAAGGCCGCCGCGGCGCAGGCCAAGACCAACGACGCCGGCATCAAGGGCAACAGCGACGCCGCCCTGCAGAACCGCGCAGCGCTCGAGCAGCTCGCGGGCGCGTGGCAGAACCAGCGCGCCGAGCTCGCGGCGAGCGGTGCTGCCACCGAGACCGTCGAGCGCAAGCAGCGCGAGGCCCGACGGGCGTTCATCGAGACCGCCACCGCGATGGGCGTCCCGATCGAGCAGGCTCGCCGCCTGTCCCGGGAACTGCTCGGCATCCCCGCCAAGCGCAAGGTCGATGTCAGTGTCGACGACAACGGCGCGCTCACGCAGGTCAACCGGATCAAGGACGCGATCGCCGCTCTGCGCGGCAAGACGCTGACGATCGACGTCGTCCGCCGCACCCAGGGCATGGGCAAGATGGCCGACGCGGCCGACGCGCGGGGCTACGCGACCGGCGGATACACAGGTCCCGGCGGCAAGTACGAGCCCGCCGGCATCGTGCACCGCGGCGAGGTCGTCCTTCCGCAAGAGATCGTGCGCCGCGACTGGGGGATGCTCTCCACTCGGTACGGCCACCTGCCCGGATTCGCCGACGGCGGCATGGTCGGCAAGACCGGCAAGCCGAACAAGAACAAGGGCATGGAGTCCCTGCTCTTCATGGCTCCTATGGGTGCGTCGATCAAGGAGTTCATCCGCCAGGTTGAGGCGTCGAAGAAGGCGATCGAGGCTGAGATCGGTGCTCGGGAGTCGGCGATCCAGTCGCTGCAGTCCGAGGTGACCGGGAAGTTCACCTCCCAACTCTT